CCAAAGCGTTCCATCATTGAAGCCTTTCGTGGTGTGGGTAAAAGCTACATCACAAGTGCTCACGTTTGTCACCAACTACTGCTAAACCCTGATAAGAAGTTCTTGGTTGTCTCAGCTTCCAAGAGTCGTGCTGATGACTTTAGCACCTTTACCCTTCGGCTTATCAATGAGCTTCCCATTCTCCAACATCTCCGTCCCACAGAAGACCAACGCAGCAGTAAGATAGCCTTTGACGTTGGCCCAGCAGGAGCCTCCCACAGCCCTTCTGTGAAGTCTGTAGGCATCACTGGCATGATTACTGGTAGCCGTGCTGATGAGATCATTGCCGATGACGTAGAGAGTGCCAACAATTCCATGACCCAAGGTATGCGGGATAGGGTTGCCGAATCGGTTAAGGAATTTGAAGCTGTGCTTAAACCGGAGGGTAAGATCATGTTTCTAGGCACTCCACAATGCGAGGAATCCCTTTACAACAAGCTACAAGAACGTGGCTACGTTTGCCGTATTTGGCCTGCCCGATACCCTGAAGCAAACAAAGTTGTAGCCTATGGAGATAAACTGGCTCCAAAAATCCTAGAGTTGTTAGAAAAAGACCCCAACATTTCTTACAAAACCACTGACCCAAAACGCTTCAGTGACCTTGACCTTATGGAGCGTGAAGCTAGTTATGGTAAGAGTGGTTTCCAGCTTCAGTTCATGCTTGATACGAGCTTATCAGACATGGAGCGATACCCGCTAAAGCTCTCTGACCTTTGCGTGATGAGCCTTAACCATGAGCTTTCCCCCCAGAAGATTGCTTGGGCTGGTAGCCCTGATTACGTCATTGATGACCTTCCGTGTGTCGGGATGAGTGGAGATCGTTACTACAGCCCCATGTTTGTCAGCAAAGAGGATTGGCTACCCTACGAGGGCAGTATTATGGCTATTGACCCATCCGGTAGAGGTAAGGATGAAACAGCCTACGCAGTCCTCAAATACCTTCACGGTATGCTTTTCCTGACTGAAAGCGGAGGCTTTAACAGTGGATACACTGATGACACTCTAAATGCGTTGGCAACTGTCGCAAAACGACAGAAAGTAACACAAATCATTGTCGAGGAAAACTACGGTGGAGGTATGTTTACCCAACTGCTTAGACCAGTTCTAGGACGCATTTATCCATGCACCGTGGAAGAAGTTAAGCACAGCAAACAGAAGGAGCTTCGGATTATCGACACCCTTGAGCCAATCCTTAACCAACACAGGCTCATTGTGGATAAAAGGGTCATTGAACGTGACTACCGAGACAACCAACACCTTCCCCCAGAAATGGCCCTTCGCTACCAACTCTTTTACCAACTTAGCCGCATCACCAAAGACCGTGGTGCTCTTGCCCAAGATGACCGTCTTGATGCCCTAGCCATTGGTGTATCCTTCTGGACAGAAAGAATGGCCCAAGACATCGACAGAGCCGTAGAAGATGCCAAGGAAGCCAAGCTCGATGAAGAACTTCGTAAATTTTCCGAAAATGTCTTCGGAACCAAACCACGAGACAGAACGTGGATAAGCTCAACCGTAAACGTAATATGAACATCCTAACCACACTCCTAAACCTCCTTAAAACCAAAAAAGAACCCATTCCGGTGTCCTCACCCCCAAAACCGATAAAAGAGGCTCCCAGACCCCCTGTAGCTCAAAAGAAAGTGGGTTTCAGCGAATCATTCAAACCCTCTCCCAATGTATCTCCAAAACCCATCAAGCCTCAATACGTGGTTTTACACCATACAGCAGGGTCTTATGCTGGAAGCGTGGCTTGGTGTCTTAACCCTGCTTCAAGGGTGTCTTACCATTGTATCATTGCTGAAGACGGTAAAAGAACAGTCTTGGCTAGGCCTAACCAAAGAACTTGGCACGCTGGAATAGCAAGCTGGAAGGGAAAGAAAGACCTCAATAGCATCAGTGTTGGAGTAGCCTTTGAAAAAGACACCTATTCACAGCCTTTAACAGTTGCTCAGATGTATTCATGTCTTGAATATCTAAGACCTATTATTAAGCAATATCAGATTCCTTTCGATAGCATCATCGACCACAGAATGATTGCTCCAAATAGGAAAGACGATCTTAACCCTACTGAATACCATAAACTTAAAAAATTCCTCTTACTTCATCTATGAGCCTTAGATACGAACAATACCGTAGTTTGAAATACACCCAAGAGTTTCTTAGGGACTTGTTGTATCACGAAACAAGACCCAAGACTGTTAAGCTATTGAAAGAAAGAACACTGAGATGTCTTCGTCATTTTCCAGCGTTAGCTGAAGATGGACGACCCTGTTTCAGTCAAGACTCTTTCAAAGACCCTAAATTTAACGACAACACAAATCATTAACCATCAACCTTTTAGAACTTTTTTAAAAAAAGATGCTTGACAGGATTTTTTACCCCTTTTACAATCAATCTTAACAAGGACTTAAAGCGATGTTAAAAATTCTCCTTTGGAAAAGAGTGTTGCTTAAAGTGTTGGTTAAGGAATCCGTTAAAAAGGTTGTAACTCATTAGCCTCTAAGCTAAATCTCGATAACCCTGATCTTCAATTTATCAATAATATTATGCATAATAACTCTAATGTATCTATTAAGCTGTGTGTTTCTCCTTCTAATGATTCCATTGAAGAAAGTGTTAAAGATCACCTTGGAAGTATCCCTTTAGAAAGTTTAGGATTGGATAAGAAAACCATTACTTATCTACAAATAGTGTCTAAATTAGACAGGAAATGTTTTGTAGGTGATTCTCCAGTATCGTTAAAGGATACTTACTGGTGGATAGCTTACAACAAGGTTGGTAATCCAGTAGGCTTTAGTGGGCTAAAACTGTGCAGGAGAAAGGAAAACAAGGGTCTGGGGTATTTTAGTAGGGCTGGGGTAATGAAGTCCTACAGGGGCCGTGGAACGCAGAAGAAGATGATTAAAGCGAGGCTCAGGATGGCTAGACAGCTTGGGCTTACTCATTGCGTGACGTATGTTAAAGGATTCAACTTACCAAGTGCTAATAGCCTTATTAGCTGTGGGTTTAAGCTCTACAATCCTCATTACAAGTGGGGTGGTAAGTCAGCTTTATATTTTTTAAAGTGTTTGAAAAATGTGCAGTAGGTTAAACGACATTGTGGATAAGGATGTAGGAAGTATGCATAAACGAGGTTGGTGACGTTTTATTTTTTGACTAATTAGCTTGGAAAAAAGTGTTCATGTTTCTGATAAAACGCTGCTGTTTGACGTAAATAGCTTAATTTTTAAGATGTTAAAGACTCAAAAGAGGCTCTGATAAGACCCCAAAGGTTTTTGGGTAAAAAATCCGAGAGGGTAACAACGATACGCAGAGTTACTGATTCCCCCCTATCGGTCATCAATTATCAGGTGAGGGGGCCACCACAGCAAACGACACAAGCAACGCCACAGCAAACGCATAAGCCCTTGATGCCCAACGCTTCCGAGAATATAAAAGATATTCCTGACAGCTTGCCGCGCCCTTATTTTCGCAAAGTTGCCCAACATGAAGCCGGATTGATGCGACAACACTGGCCGAGCAAATAGCGCACCCTGCGAGCATCCTACCATTTTTAATTTTTTACTATCACGCTTAATATGGTATTCTCATTCTCATATTCAATTTTCAAAAAAATTTTTTCTTTACGCTCGTTGCCTTTCTTTAGCTTGTTCGTCTTCTCTCCGCTCATATTCTAATCACGTTCGTTCTTTATGTTGTAGCTCGTGTTGTTATCGCTCACTTCGTTCGCTTTATGTTGTTGATCTCGTTCGCCTTCGGCTCACTATCATCGCCGCTGCAAATTAAAAATCACTTTTCAGATTCTTTAGCCAGCATGGGCGACCACTTCTGAAAACGCTTTACCAATTCTAAAAACACCTGCTGACGATAATGCTTTCCCACACTTTGCAACACCTTTCCCACATTCTACAAATTGAAAGCACACTCGCAACCGGTTAAGAATACATTTGCAAATCACCTGCCGGCAATAATGCCTTCCCACTATTTGCAACACGCTTCCCACATTTGCGGCAAATCTGACAACTAATCACCGCAAATCTTGGGCAAATTGATAACTCATTAAAAGCCTCTCTGAGCCGTTTTCTTATTTTTTCAAATAGTGCATAAGTGCTTGATTTACATAGAGTTGCAACAAACCGGAAATAATCGGCTATGGTCATGCGTTCAAAAAATAAAAACGCCCTATATTGCAGAATTAACAAGATTCTCAGATCACACTTTGCGCCATTTTTAGACATAGCTAGAACCGTGCCAACCTTGAAAAACTTGGGAAAATTTATTTTTTTATTTTTTCGCTTATTCGGTTGACATGTTAACGAGACGAATTTATATTTTCACCATGATTCAAGACCTCGACACACTCCAAACCGCCCTCGAAATTTTCGTCTTTCTAGTGATTCCGGCAATCATGCTTGCAATCACTATCACACCCAAAAACTAAACCACCAACACACCAACACAAAATGACCACCATCGACCGCATAACAACCGCACCGATTCCAAGCAAACACAAAATCGCTTTGTGGCTTGCTCAGGAATTAGCACAGCAAAAACAATTCCGCAGCTCTTACGACTTTGCCCACATCATACAAGGCGAGAGCTTCAGCATCTTCAATAAATCCCTCAACCGCTTGCACCGGAAATTCAAAGAGCTTTCCGCACAAGCAGAAGCAGCCGAAGCACGAGCAAACAAATTTGCCGCCGCAAAAATTATTTTCCGCAGCAAACTTTCTCGCGCCCTTCTAAAAATGAAACGCTTCGAGTTCCAGAACCTTGTGGACACACTCACCGATTGGAAAGGAGAGGAAGAAAAGCAGCTTCGCCGCCTTGAGAAAGCCGCTTTAGTTTCGCTCACAGCCTACAAAGGACAATATGAGTCAAAAAATTATGCAACCCGCTTGCCATTGTATGCTTGCTCAGGAGAGCTTGAGGCAAACGCGATCAAATACACCACCGGAGCAAAACGCGACACGTTCGATTTTTGGAACGTGGGCAGAGATGGAGGAGGTCAACACGAGATACGCTTCCGCATCCATCCAACTATCACCGCCCTCGCTTGCAAACAAGTAACGCGCATCGGGTCACAAAGCAGAAATGGCGGACACATTCACATTAATTGCCAACACAACGCCGAAACAGGCCGCAGAGTCTTCGACGCTTTCCGCGCACACCTTGTCTGGATTCGATTCCTCGCCAACGCCGCGCGACGGAATGGTAGATGGTCAGCCGTTGACAACACGCCAGCAGACTTTGCGACCGCTTGCCGCACCAAAGCCGCCGCCATCAGTTGCAACACATGGAACCACACCGGAACAGTGGAAATGCGTCTGTGGGGAACCACCGCCAAAGCGGAAGAATGGGCTTTCCGCGCTCGCCTCATGCAATCGCTGGCAAGGATGTCAGAAACCGTGACCACGTGCCGGACACCATTAACCCGAGAAAATACGCTTCCGGTTTTCATGGAGTTTGCAACATGGGCAGCAGCTAACGACCCGCAGACCCTCCGTGAAACTCTCCACCGTTTACGGAAAAAAGGACGCACAACCGCCGACCGCATCGGAGCGCAACAATGCCGTGAGATGGTCACCGCCTTTGATGCGTCCGAGATTCGCCTGACCGGATACCGCCGCACCTCTGCCACTATCACGCCAAACAACTAACACCCGGACAACCAACACCAACAACCAACCAAACAAAATATATGTGTAAACTCGCAGGATGGACAACGCAAACCAGCAACCCACTAAACAAAGCAGCCGCCGCACGTGCTCTGTTAGCCGCACAAAAAGCGATAAGCTGCCAACGTGACGGATTCGGCTTCGCCCAAACTGGCGACAATGGCTTGTATGGCCGATTCGTGGAGCCGTCCGATTTTAACGGACTTGACGCATTGCCGACACTAACACGCACAGCAGGAGAAGCAGCCGCCGCCTTTGCCGTCACACGCAGAGCAGCCCAAACCGGAAACTACCGCCCGACACGCTCCGTCATCATACACGGACGCACCGCCACAATGGGAAAGGGAATAGCCAATACTCACCCATTTAAAGCCGACGGATGGACAATGGCCCACAACGGAGTCATAACGTGGAAAGGGAACCACACCGAAAAACACAAAGCCGTCACTTGTGATTCTCAGCACATCTTGCATTGCCTCACCGACAACCAAACCGACGAGACACGCAAGAAAGACCTTGAGAACATCCGAGGATATGCCGCTTTCTTAGCACTCGCGCCAGATGGGAGATTTATTGCAGCCGTTGACGACACCGCCCAGCTATGTGCTGGTATCACCAACA